GTGTCGCCCTTCGCAACCGTGCCGCCTGCGCCCAAGCCCGTCACGAGCAGCGACGAACCGGTTTGACCTGCGCCCGATACCGTGCCGTTGGTGCGCGTACCGGTCACGAACGTGTTCACGTTCTGATCCATGCCGACGTCGAAGCCGAGCGACGAAGCAGCGAAAATGCCGCTTTCGTACTGCTCGCCGATCTTGCCGGACGGGTTGAACAGGCCGGCCGCGCCCTTCACCATTTTGGCGTTGGTCGACGGATCCCACACGACCGAGCGGCGGCCGTCGCGCGGCGTTGCTTCGTTGTCGAGCTTGGCGCCTGCGTCGAGCAGAACCTGAATGTCGCTCGGGACCGTACCGACGGTGCCGACAGTGTTCGCCACGTTCGCTGCGAGTGCCAGGCCGTCGAAGTCGAGCTTGTTGGCGATGGTCGCCATTGCCGGCTTGATGTAGCGATCGGCGAACTCGTCGACGACGAGCGTCAGTTCTTGCGACGAGAACGTGAAGTCGACGTGGAACTGGGTCGTCAGGCTGACCGGCACCGACGATTCGTTCACGTTTTCCAGGTTCAAGTTCGGGCCGGTCGTACCGACGAAGCGGTTCGGCTTACGTGCGTTGACCGTCGAGCCGATCTTGGCGCCGGAGACTGCGAATTCCTTGCTGTATTCGCGGTTCGTGCGCGACGTGAAAGCAAGGTTGTTCTCCAAGATCATCAGCGATTCGTCAAGGATCTTGGTCGGGGTGAGAAGCGTATTTGCCATTTAAGTGTCAGCCTTTATTTCGTTTCTTCCACGCGATGTACTCGGCCGTCGACCCGAACTCTGCGGGTTCGACTGGCGCGGACTTCCCGCCAACCGGGGTAATCGGTGCGGGCGCTTTGGAAACTTGTTTCGGGGGAGTGGCTTGAGCGACCTTCGCCTCTAGGCGGGCCAGTTCAAGCGCCATGCGCAACGGGGGGAGGGAAAGAACGCGCTCGGCGGCTTCGGGGTCTTGACCCAAGGCGTGAAGCACCTTGTGGCCGTTATCCATCGCCGTGACGGCTTCCAGGAACTCAGCAGGAGCACCGCCAAGCATCTGGAACGTGCGCAGCGACGAGTCCCATTCTGCGGAGAATTCCTTTTTGCCCGCGTCGAATACGCTGTTGCAGGCTTCGTCGAACTTCTCTTGCTGGATCAGCCGTTTTGCTTCCGCGCGGATCTGGTCGGGCGTCATCTGCTGGCCGGGCTGGTGCTCGGTCTGCGGTTGAAGCTGACGCAATTGCGCTTCAAGTGCTTCGCGCTGTCGCTTTTCCTCGTGTTTCTCACGCGTTAGCTGGTCGATGCGCCGTTGGACCCAATCACTCTTGGGCTTTTCCTGCTGCGGCTGCTCGGCTGCTTGCGTGCTTTGCTCGGCGCCCGGTTCCGTGCTGACTTCTGCGGGCTGTTGCGCCTGTTCCTGCTCCGTAGGCGTGACGTTTTCAATCTGTGATGCGTTGTCTTCGATTTGCATGGACTAAGCCAAGGATTGAGCCCGGTGATGGCGCGCCGGTACGCAATGCAAAAAGGCCCGCTCTCGGATGAGAAACGGGCCTTCGGGAAACGGTTGCTGCGGCTGCTTAGCGCTGGCCGCCGATGATGTATTGCTCGGACGTCGGCACGATTGCGCCTGCCGTCGTGTTCACGAACTGGATCGCCAGCGTGTTCGCCGCGGAGACACGCACGTTGCCGATGCTCAGACCGACCTGATGCGATGCCTTGTTGATGTCGATCGAGTCGCCGAGCTGCAAGCCGGGAACGGTGAACGTCTGTTCTGCGCTGGTGTTGGCGCCGACCGATGCCGGCGTGAGGGTCTGGCGGATGATGAACAGCGCGCTTACCGGCGTCTGGTTCGAGCCGTCCTGCAAAATTCCGATGTAGCCGGGCATTCTTGTTCCTTATTGAGCGGGCAAAGAAAAACCCGCACTAGGCGGGCTCGGTTGTTGTTGCATCTGCTGCATGGGGTCAGGCGGTGGCGCCCCTTCTGGCGCGCCGGTCTGCATCATCTGCATGACGACTTGCGTTGCGACGTGCGCCACGACTTGCGGGTCGAGCGGCTGGCCGAGCGCTGCCATTCGGCGCGTTTCCGCGTCGTATGCCTTGATGTTCGTCTCGTCCGCTTCCTGCCCTTGCTTGGCGTTCTGCAACTCTTGCGTCAGGTGCTCGATCATCTGGCCCATCTGCTGCATCTTCTGTTGCATGTCCTGCTCTTGCGGGCTCGGACCTTCGCCCAAGATCGCAGGCGGGATCGTGCGGTGCAGACGTTCGGCAACCTCGTCAGCCATCGGGAAGTCAGCAGCCTTAAACAGCAGGTCGCCGGCCACCTTCATGAGCTCCTGATCCTGGCCCATGATCTGCGTGAGCGCATTGAATGCTTCCTGGCGACGCGTCTCGTAGTTCGGGCCGACTTCGACCGTCACGTCGTAACGCCCGATGCCAGGATTGAAGATCACCTGCACTTCGTCAGCGATCGTCGGATGCGGCTGCTCCGTAAGCGGCTGCTGCTGGTCCGGATCGATCTTGGCGAACGTCTCAGTGCCGTCCTCGCCCACGATGCGCACGACACGCGCGGTGTCGTAAATCTTCGGGATAAGGTCGATCAGCACGCGGCCGGTGTATCGGATGGCGCGCGCAACGTTGTCGATGAAGTGATACGTTGCACGATCGCCCTGTCGTTGCCGCGCCTGGATCGCCACGCCTGCTTGCGCGTTCGACTGCTGGCCAAACTGCTCCTGATACTGGCCAGATGCCATCATTAGCTCTTGCTGCGCCGTCTGCATGCCTTGCAGGTACGCAGAAGCGCCTACAGGCGGTTGCTCGCGTTGCGGACGTTCAATGGGTGAGCCGTCCTCTCGCATCCCGTTGTAGGGCAGATACGGCAGGTTGTCCTTGTTCGCGTTCGCCCACTCTGATTCGAATCCCTCGAATGCCTCGATCGGGCCGACGAATGGCGTCTTGGTCTGAAGTGCGATGTACTCAACCTGCGCCGACGACATGTAGTTGTACATGCGCTGCGCGTCTTTCATGCTGCGCGTGTGGCCCTTGCGCTCGACCTTGCCGTCGATGACGATTTCCTCGCCAATCACGCGCACGATCGGGATATAGCGCCCCGCCCACGGCTTTTCGTCGATGACCGTATCGCCAGCGATCAGATACCAGGTGATCTGCGGCGAGCTCACCGGGCGCTTCTGCACGCTCGGATCGCTCTCGATGACCGCGCGCTCTTTTGGGTCTTGGACGTCCGACAGCATCATCGGGCCGTTGACCGGATGGTTGATAAGCGTGTCAGTCTTCGTCGTCTTGCGGAAGTATTCGCAGACTCGAATCTTGTCCTTCGAAAGCCAGGCGCTCCCGGTCGCGTCGTCACCAAACGCCACGCTGCGCGCTTCCTCGCCCGGATAGGTCGCCTCAAACTCCGTCTTCGACATGTCCTCGAAGACGAAACCGTACTTAGCATCCGAGCCGTCGGCCGACTCGATGTCGCAATCCAGATAGACCGTCAGCGGGTTCTTGACGCGACGCAGGAAGATCTCTTGGTCAAAAGAGCCGTCGTGCGCGTACTCACACACCACACGCCAATACCCAATGCCGGCCTGTACAGCAAACTCCGTCGCCGTGTCATAGACAATCTCGGCGTGCGAGTTGTATTCGATGTGACGCACGATACCATCGAGGATCTTGGCGATTTCAATATCCGCGTCACCATCGACCGGCAGCGTCTTGACCGACGGCTTGTTCTGCTTCGCATCGTTGATGATCTGAAGGTTGTGCTGGCGCGTCTTGTTGATCGTCAGGCACGGACGGCTGTCGCCATCGCGCGCATTGCGGATCTGGTCCGGCCACTGCCAGCCGTTGTCGCTGTCGCCATTGGCAAACTTCAGGTCTTCGACGAAGCGCTTGCGGAACTCGCTTTCGTGCTCCTCGCAGCGTGCGAAACGCTCTTTCGCCTCAGCGACAATCTTTGCTTTCGGGTCTTCCTGCTTTTTGCGTGCCATTTATGCGAGCCAGCCGCCAGCACCGACAATCGTGCGACGGACAATAGGTTTCTGTGGTTTCGGAGCCTTGCCGGCGCGTCGTGCGCCCTCGCAGGCGTATCGCAGCGCGTCGATGACGTGGTTATCCTTGTCTTCGAGAATCGGCAGGATGGCGCCCGTCAGCGGGTCTTCCTTGTACTTGTAGAGCGTGAGCTCGTCGATCAGGTGCTTGCAGCGCGGATGAACGATGATGTCGAACGACTTCAGGAATTCGACGCCCTCTTCCAGCGATTTCGCGCCCTTGATGGCCGGCCGGATCTTCGGGAAGCCATTCTTCTGCATGTGGCTGATCGTTTCCGGCCGCGCTGAGTCAGCCGTAATCGGCCACTTCTCAGCGTCCGGCACGCCCATGAACAGTTCCGGCAGGTTCACGATCTCGCAGCCGACCATGTACGCCTCATAGTCGACGTACAGCAGGTTCCCTTCGATGTCGCAACGGATCAGTACGCTCGGATCGACCGAGAACCCCCAGTCCGCACCCAACCGATGAATGGTGCCCGCCGGCCGTTCGAATTCTTCAATACGCCAGTTCTTGAATACGCGCGCTTCGCTGTTCTGCTGGTAGTGACCGAGCCAGATATGCGCGTATTTGTCCGGATCGCGCCGCTTGTCGTACTCCATTTCCTTTTGCAGCTCGTCGGGCAACCATGGGTTATCCATGTAGTTGGCCTCGACGATCACTGCGCCAGGTGGCGGCTCTGCGCAACGTAGCAGCGCGTCGACAGGATCAGACGCGGCGCTCGGGTTCCATGAGAACCACAGTTCCGATCCAGGCTTCCGCAGCGTCGGACGCAGCATGTCGAGCGATCGCTGACTCACGCTTTGCGCTTCCTCGACCCATGCGATGTCAAACCCTTCCAGCGACTTGATAGAGTCAGCCGTGTGGTTCTGCAGACCCTGGAAGATAATCAGGCCGCCATGCGTCGACTTGATCTGTGCGTCTTGTACATCGAAGTAGGCGCCGGCATTCAGCGCCTCGATCTTGCCTTCCAGCAGCTTCTTGACCGATTGCTTGAGTGACTTCTGCACTTCACGCACACAAACCGCGTCCGTCTTTTCCATGATCGATCGCTCGATCAGCATTTCACCGAAGAAATGCGACTTGCCGGAGCCTCGCCCGCCGTGAGCGCCCTTGTAGCGGGCAGGCTCCAACAGCGGAACGAACACTTCAGGCGTTTGAATTTGGAGGATTGACAATTACGCGCTCGATCTTGGTTATGGCGATCGGGTCGCCGTCCTTGCCGGACATCTCAACCGCCTGCGTGGACTTGCCATAGCCGCGGTCAAGCAACTCTTTCGCCGCCGCGATCCGAGCCGAGTCGTTCTCGCTCGTCGTCAGGATCGTGGCAAGCATCGCTATCGCTTCCGGTGCGTGGTTCTGTGCCAACGCCCGTATGTCTGCCGTGATCTTGTTCGGCGTGCCCCTGACCCGGCCGCCGGTTTTCACACCTTTAGCCATGTGTCTAATTCCGTCTAAATCAATCTACTTTTGAGGGTGCGCGCTCACCGGCCCGTATGTGTTGCCGGGTTCCTGCCCTGACCGGGAGCGCGCGAAAGGGTCAAATGCGCGTGCGCGCGTGGATTCGTTCGATGTAATCAGCGGCCGAGTAAATGCGTGTGATGAGGCGATCCATATCGATAAGCGCGGGCGGCTCACAACCCGCCGTCTGGCCGCTCCCTTCCGGTGAAGGCAGCTCAGGGTCAAGGACCGTAACGAGCCGGTTTTCAAGTTCGCGCGCTAGTGATTGGAGCCTGCCCATCGCATCGTGAGCCATACAGATCTGGTCGGTGAGCGAGACGCGCGGCGGCGCAGTTTGAATCTGCCCCAACACACTTCCGATGCCTTGGTGTCCGATATTCATGTTTTCTCCATGTGGTTGAGAGGGTTGCCGCACCCGGCGCGACCAGAGTTCCCTTGCGGGCGGAGTGATCGCTTACGCTTCCTGTGCGGCTGCGGTAGATGTAAGGGATCACACCGCCTACCCGATGATTCAATGCGCTGCCCTGCCGCGCGCCATGATCTTGGCGGCGGATTCGAACAGGTCGATCAGTTGGTCGTCTTCGTAACAGTCCGTGCGGGCTGCTATCTGCCTCGCTGCGTCCTCGCCCATGTCGATCGCGCCTGTTGCGTACATGTGGCTCATTGCGACCGCCAGCGCGTCGCAGAGCGTGTCGATGTCGACGTGCGGGTCGATTCGGCTCATGTCGCGCCCTCGAACATATCCGGCGTGACGATGGTTCTCGCCACTTGGCCGAATCGCGAGTGATACGTGATCGCCACCGCGGCGCGCTCCGACAGCCAGCCACCACGCGCGGCGTATGCGTCACGCGCGGCGATCGTCGGATGCTGGATCACGGTCATCCCGCTGTGTTCCTTTTCCTCGACGTGGTGCCGGTGCCCTGTGTGCGCGTAACGCTTCGTTGTCGCGCCCCACACTTTCGGAAACTGAGCAGCAAAGAAGATCGGCAGCGCATCGTTGCGCTTCATGTGGCCGTGATGGAACGCAACCAGCGTCTCACCGTGCTGGTGGACGTAGTACGGCAGTTCCGACTCGATCACCTTGACGCGCGGCTCGTTCTCGTAGAGCGCCTTGAACATGGCCCGCAGCCAAATGCTCGATGCCAGGTCGTGATTCCCTTCCGCCATCAGCACGACAACCTGCTCATGCCTCTCTAGCGCGAAGTCAACGATGCGGCGAAGCACACGAAGGGCCGCACCAACAATTTTCGAGAATCGGCCGTCCTGATCCAGAATGTGACCATTGGTCGGCGTGACCGGAAGCATGCCGTCGCTATGCAGGAAATCGCCGAGCTGCGCGATCAAGCCTGTCTTTGCGGCTGGCGCGGAGTTGACCATCTGCTCAAACGCAGCAACAAGCATGCGCTCGGCAATTTTCACGTCCCAATCTGCGCCGCCTTCCTTGTGCCAGGCAAGCGCGCCAAGGTGGCAATCCGTCAGCGTGTAGACGTTGCACAAGTCGGCTTTCGTGTCCGCAGGCGCAGCAACCGGATCGACGCGCGGAAGCTCTTGCGCCATCGCGGCGAATGCTTCCTGCATGATTGCGGCCTGCCGGTCATTGTCGACAGCGCTCTTGACCCACTGGCCGCGTGGCTTCCCGTCGTCGCCGTAGTATGTCGAAACGCCTTTCACCATGAAGCCATCAGGAACGACGTGCTGCATGTCGTGATCCGGGCTGTATCCCGAGCGTGCGGCCCTCCGTTTCAGCGAGGCAATGGCGTTACCAACCGTTCCGCGGCTCAGTCCAAGCTTGGACGCGGCCTTGCGCTCTGATCCGTGCTTCTCGATGGCATCCAAGAATTCGATCTGCCGCGGCGTCGCCCAATCTCGCAGTTTCGGATCGATCAAGCGCTATCCCCTGTCTGTTTCCGGATCACCGGCACGGCGTTACCCGGCGTTTGCAGGTAGTCGGCGAATGCCTTCTCTCGATCAGCAATCATTGCGTCAGCGATCCTCGCCACTTTGGCAAGGTGCATGTCGTCGGCCAGATCGGCGTGCGGATCTCGTGTGCTTTCCAGCCCGCGGTCGTACTCAGCGGCGCACATGACGATCGCCAGCACCACGCATGCGAACAGCACGACGAACAGAATGCTCACGATCATCTGGCCCTCCAAAGTATCTTTTTCCGATTCGCTTATGGGGCACGCTTCACGCTTTGTATCCGCGTTCTCGCGTACTTGCGCAAAGTGCTTGCTAAAACATCTCTTTATTAGTATCGTTTCTCCATGCACTATCACCTACGGAGAAAACCATGAACCAAGCCGACATTCAGTACTGGTTACACGAAGCGCCCGACGCAAAGATCGAAGCCGCCATTGACGCGGCCGAGCAGCGCGACGAACTGATCGCACAGAAGCGCGACGAGCTGATCGAGCAGCGCATCGCAGCCATGTCCGACGACGACATCATCTGTGCGCTTCAGAGCAGCATCGCAAAGGATTTCCTGACGCAGATCCGTGAAGCGCTCAAGGAGCGGAACACGATGCGCTCATACGCGATCCTGTCGAATCTCGTTGAGATCTGGATTCGCAGCGACAGCCAGGAGGAAGCCGTTAAATGGATGGAGCGACTAGAGATCCCGAATCATCCTTGCCACTGAGACACAGGCCGCCGAGAGCGGCCTTTTTTGTTTGGGCTGTCTTTCCAGCAGTCAGGAGTGGGGAGCTCCGGTGGCATAAAGCACAAAGCCGCCGCTTGATCTCTCAGGCGACGGCTTCGGAATAAAAGCGCTGCTCAAGCCCGGAGGCGAGCAGCAAAGCTGTCTAAGCGACAGCGGAAGGAACCAGATTCAATTGCGTATGACGCAATGAGGACATGGTGAAGATATTCTACGAATCTTATGCAGATGCGTCAAGCGACTTATGAAACTTTTTTGGCATCGTTTTGCTGGCAGCAAGCCAGCGCGAGAAGCGCGGCGAGTGCTTCCTGACGCTTATGGGCCGGAATAGCGCTACAGAAGGCGCGAATGACTTCCATGTCCGTCCACGTATCCGGTAACTCGGACGGCAGCTCTACGAGGGCCGCGATGGGATTGGACGACGCCGACGAAGTTTGAGCACCGGTCATTTATTGTTGCCTTCACAGATCTGTTAGGGGATCGTTTCCTCTGAAACGATGGCATAACAATAGTCCCTATCATATGCTGAAGCAAGCGTTTTCCGTTGCGAAATGTTGCATTTTTGTCGGCTCGGTAAGGAAATATTACGCGG